GGGCGATTGCCTACAAGCAAGTGATACTCAACTTATTTTGGTCATGGACAAGCTTACGTATCAGATGGTGGATGGGACACTGTTCGTCCGTTCCGAGATTCTTCTCGGGACTGGCGTGCTACTCCTGGGCGCCTATTTGGGCACAATGATTTACGATCTCTTGTGCACTATAGGGCGGTCGCTAACTGAGAAGAAGCAAGTTCGACCTCAGTACGCGGTGCGTATTCGGGAAGCTATGGGGATGCCAGTTGAGGAAAACCTAGCTCGGGTTGACGACTGCACATGCGGCAAGTGCTGCAAGCTGGAGCGTCAGAAGCTAGAGAGTCCCAAATCGGGATTTCCTATCTACCCAGTGCGCGCTGAACTACCACGGTTCCAGGCTCTGGTTTATGGAACTTTCCAAAACGGGGATGTGGAAGAGGTGGAGCATGCGGGGAATGTGATTCGGGTGGGAAACTGCTTGGTGGTCACAACACACCAATTGCGAGACTATCCACGCCTCGTTGTTACAAGGACTCCACTGGTGCAGGGAGAGGAGGATAACTCAGACCTAGCGTTGGTTTTTGAGCGAGATCGGTTTGAAGAGACCGAGGTAGCAGACATTTCCATCGCTCGGGTCAGTGAGCAGGACTTTTCGCGCATCGGTTTAGCGAAGCCGCGAGTTGTGGCGGTGCCGGAGGCGACTAGAGTGCCCGTCACCATAACTACGATCCTACCTGGAAGGGGAGGGTTGCAGTCAGTTGGAGAGCTTCGGCTCGACAAAGAGGTGATGGGAGGACTCGAGTTCCTCGGTTCCACGACGAATGGCTTTTCTGGAGCAGCGTATCACACGGGTAATACCGTGTTTGGAATTCATCGAATTGGAGGGGTGATAAATGGTGGTTACGACGCGCAATTTCTGTCGGTTTGCGCGATGGAGTACGGTGAGGATACGGCAGAGTGGCTCGAACGGTGCATGCGGAATAGGCAGGGCAAGTTCAAGTTTCGACGTAATGTGGCGGCTGACACTGTCACGGTCTACGACGGTTATTCTTACCACACTCTGGACGCGGATACATTTGACACTCTACTGGACCGATTGCAGGAAAAGTATGAGCGTGAAGTGTATGAACGCGACCTTCGTGCGGCGGAGATGACAGATCGAGACGAGGAGAGCATTGAACGAGACCTGGCTGAGCGGTATGAACGGTATGCTCGGGAAACACGTAACGAAGAAGCGCGGCAGACCTTTATCGAGAAGGCTGCGGGACGTCGGGGAAGGGTGCGGCAGTTGGAAGCTGCGCGGCGTGGAGTGGAAGTGGAGGAGACGCTATCTGAGAAGGTGGTGTCAAAACTGCAGCCTGAAATGCGCGCGAGAGTGAAGAACGCTGAAGCTAACCCCTACGTTGATTTGCCGGAAGAGGTTGCTCCTGAGGACGATGCCAAGATGCCAGAGACCCTCGAAGTGAAGATACTAGACGCGACGGAGGCGGGAATGGCGATTGGGCGAATGGCCAATGCTTTAAATGCGAAAGCAGCGGTCTTACCCGATGCCGAGAACGCTGCTCTGTTGCCAATGGTGTCGGAGTTCGACGAGTTGACAGTAGCTTTGGACGATCTCACGAGAACCATCAAGGTTCGGCATGCCCAGTTGGCGGAGATTTACACGAAGAAAACGGAACAGCAACAGGCAGCGAAGTTAGACGGAGCTCCAGAGGATGTGCGGCAAAAGATGGCAGAAATGACAACTGTTGCGCAAGCATCTTTGGAGAACGTCAAACCACTCATCAAGGCGGCGAACATTGCGATGACAGCGGCGAAAGCCAAACATCCGAAGTTGAGCAAGGCCAAGAAGCGAGTGGCGAGATCGGAGCTGTGTGTGAAGCTGATCGACAGTGGATTCGATCCGGAGGAGACACTCCGTGCACTTGTGGCCTCGAAAGTGTTGTCGAGTGCCGTCGTGCAGAGTGCCCTGAAGAGTGCTGGCTACAACATCACTCCTGCCTCGGCAGGCGGGAGCGAGGAAGAAGTCGACGCTGCTACGGGGTTCGTGGTGTGTCCGAACCCGATATCGAAACCCTCTTCGAGCAAGTCGCCACCAAGCTCGGACAAGGCAGCTACGAAGAGAGTTACGTTCTCCCAGAAACCGGAATCCAAGCCTTGACGCGTAGTTTCGCGTATCATACGGCGAAGCAGGCGGAGGCGACACGGAACTGTGAAGAGCCAACCCGACTGGAACTGGAACAAATCCTGAACGACGCGGAAGATGCCTATGCTCCCGCAAAGGTCCAATGGCGTAGTCCTGATGACTGGGTGGATGCGTTGACGGTGTTCAATATTTCGCGATATGTGGACATGCGATCATCACCCGGTTGGCCGTGGAAGACGTTCCATACGACCAATGCGGAAGTGTTTGGCTGGAACGGAGTGCAAGCGCAGGAGGCAAAGCTGAGAATGGTGAAGGTGGCTGTGATGAGCCGGCTGAATGAGTTGAAATCTGGGGAAGCGCGAGCTGACCCAATTTATCTTTTTATTAAGCCGGAGATGCACAAAAGGAAAAAGAAAGAGAATGGAGCGTGGCGGCTCATTTCTGGTGTTGGTCTCACCGACACTTTAGTGGACCGAGCGCTCTATGGCTCACTCTTGGACTCGACCATCGAGCAGTATCGGCGAGTGCCATCAAAGGGAGGGTGGAGTCCACAGCAGGGTGGATACGAACTGGTGCAGCGAGCTTTTGTCATGCCTTTGGCGATTGACAAGAGCGCGTGGGACTGGACCGTGCAGGCCTGGCATGTGGACTTCCTTGAACAATGGATCCAGCGCATGCATTACGGAGCACCGGAGTGGTGGGCCTCATTGCTACATACAAGATTG